CACAGGAGACTGTGACTGCTGCTGTTGCATCTGCTAGTTCAGATGAGGACGATGCACTGTCATACTTTCAGAAGTTAGCAGAAGAGTAATTACTCAGGGGAAATTCGACTTTTTATTCCAAAAAAGGCGCAAAAAAATCTCTGGTATTTTTTTCCCCTATTACTTTTTTGATTATTGATATAGTCTAATATTTTCGGCTTTCTTAAGGGTTTTATCGACATATTCGGTAGAACCCTTTTTATATGGCATTATGTCTTCTATGTCATCCATGACTACACTTACATATTCTTGTTTTAGAATAAAAATATTTCTTTTCTTGTTTTCTATTTTTTCTTCATATTGGTAATTTGTTACTGGTCGAGTAATATCTAATTTTGTCACCATTCTATTCTCAGAACCACTTACAAAAAAATCATAGTAAGTGGTTGTAAAGTCGGCACTTACCTCTAATCCTGCAGGAACTATTGTGACATTATTACTATCTTTGACTTCTACTGTTTCATGATGATGAACTCCACTATAGAGATTTTCATAAGTACCATACTTATCCAATAAAAACCTATCAAAGTCATTTTGTGCCATTGGCCATTCTGTGGGAATATGAGTAATATTGTTAGATATGAGAATTAGCCAATCTAAAGTAGAATCTGAGTATATTCGATGAGCAACATTATCGGGTCTATCATCTCCTCTAATGGCATATTTTGTAAAATACATCAAATTAGAGTAAATATCTTCTCTCAGATTAACTCTTCTGAATAAATTTTTAACTTTTGCATAATCTGATATTTTAGCATCAGGAAGTCTGCTAACATATTCAAAATCGGGTAAAAGATTGAAATAATTTGACATTTTAGAAACCTATCTCTTCTGGGAAAGTTGAATTGCCATAATCATCATTGTATATTGGTGTAAGTTCTTGGAAACCCATTGTCATTTGATAAGCAGTCATTACACCATCTTCATATGTTGAATAATTTCCATTTGGTGTATAATTAACTCCAAATCCATTTAAAGCACATTCTTTAAATTTGTTTAGGAAAGGATGATCTGTTTTTTTATTTCTCTCTTCTGATGATTTGCTTGCTTTATGTTTATATGCAAGACGGAAAGTGTGTGGAGATCTTAAGAATAATCTAGATTTACTTCTGATAGGTGACATTCCTTGTTTAAAAAATCGAATAATTTTAATTAATGTCATTGCTTCATTTTTATCTCTAGGTGCTAACATAAAACTAAAGTTAAAAGTTCTTAAACCTGGACCATTAAAAAGCACTTCCATGTTTGGGTTCATAATTGCACCAGTGGTTCTTGTCAATAGATTTCCAGCACCTGAAGCTGATCCTGCTATTGAATTAGCTAGTGCTGATTTGACTTCTTTACTATTTTGAGCAACTGCATTTACAGTGTTTTCACCAGACTTTACCGCAGCGTCACCTCCTCCTGTAATAGCTGCTAATGCAAAATCTGAGAGTGCTAAAGCAGCAGCATCCATACTATCTTGGGACCATGAAACTTGTTGTTGGTCTTGAATACCACCAGGAATTGGAAGTATAACAGTTCCAATAGATTTTCTATCTTTATCTCTATCTGAAAATCCTAGATTTGTTCTTGCTCCTGATCCTTTTTGTCCTATTTCTTTTGGTTCATATTTCAGCATATCAAACTTTAAGAAGTCTTGTCCATCATTATTTGCTCTTAAAGTTGTTGGAAATACATAAAAACCAAAGTCTTCCTCTCTAGTTCCTTTAATAGATTCTATATCTTTAGTAGCATCCGTTAATTCTTTTGCAGATTTCTGATCCTCAGTTAATCCACCTTCTTCTTGTTGATTAATATTACCTGATGCTTTATTTAATGCCTCTTTTTCCTGTGCAGTTGTTGCAACTTCGTTTTTAATAGATTTAACTTGATTTGCTGAAGTTTTACCTAATTTTTTTACATTTTTTTTATCCGTATCTGAAGCGTTGTCATTCCATGTAATTTTACCTGGTTCATCACTTGATCTTGTTCCAATTGTTCTAGCATTTTCACCTTTGGCATTATCATATTTTATAATTTCTGTGGTATAGGCGCCGTTTCCATCAGGACCAGTTACTTTAGTAGCTGTATATAAATTTTTTTTATCTTTACCAGTTCCTACCTGAGTGGGACTTATTTTACTTGTAACTGCCATTATAATATGGTTTTTATTTATTTAGGATGAATTTTCCATAAGGTATTGCAAGAAGGTCATCAAGTTCATTATATTGCACAATATAGAGTTGTCCTGCTAGTTCTTCCCACGTATAATTACGAGATTGTCTCCAATGAAAGTTAAGTCCTTTAAATCCCCATGACTGTAAATCTGTGCAAGCAATTAGTGGATGTTGGTCATATGTAATATCAGGTGTTTTTGCATTGTAGACAAAGGTATAGAATTTTCCTACTTCAGGAATAGGAGTTACAGTATCATTGAGTGTTTCCATAATCTCCATCATCATTTCTTCAGGATCATTAGTTCTATCATTCAAGTCACTTAAATATTCCCTGACACGATTGTCTTCCTCCATTTCTGCAGCATTTCCAAATCCGAATGAATCTGTCATTATCTTATACCTAGTTCTTTTTCGGTTATAATCTTAAATTCAATTTTTCGGTCTTTACACCATTCATCTGCTGCTTTCCATTTTGCTTGGTTTACAGCATATGTCTGACATTCGTAGAGATAGGATTTAGTCACTCTTTTTCTTTTTTTAGGTTCTTTAGTCTGTTTAAGAGGTTTTACCTCTATTACATAAGTCTTCAATTGACCTGTATTTTCTTTGACCTTGATAATAAAATCTGGGAAGTATCTACGGACTCTACCATCAGGTGCGTAGTATGGAATCCAAAATTCTTCACTTCCCCATTCTGTAATATTTTCATTTAAGTCACAATAATTACAAAATCGTCTTTCCCAAGAACTACGACAAATAATATTAGTTACATCACCCTTATATTTCCTTGGTTTTGTAGGTTTAAATAGACTTTTAATACTTTCTGCCATTATCTCATATACATAATATATAAGGTCAAATAGTATTTATAAATGCCTACCGTAAGAAAAGTCTCAGACATCAAATCTAAGTTATTAAGACCAGCTACTACTTCTCATTTTGAAGTATCTATTCCACTTCCTGGTTCGATTGGTTCTCCAGCCAGGCAGATTTTTAAAAAATGGGAAGGTGATAGACAAGATAAAATTAATTTGATGTGTTCAGAGGCATCATTACCTGGATCTAGTTTAGCAACATTTGAAACTAATAATGATAGAACTGGTGTAACAGAAAGATTTGTGCATCGTAGAATATTTGATGAAAGAATTGATTTAACTTTTTATGTTGACGCAGGATTATATCAACCAATTAAATTTTTTGAAGAATGGATAGATTTTATTACTGGGGCAGCAACATCACCTGAAAGGACTGAGTTTGTATCAGCACAAGAAAATAGAAATGAATTACTCAATCCAGAGTATCATTATAGAATGAAATATCCTAATGATTATATTGCTGGACAGGGAATGACAATTACAAAATTTGAGAAAGATCCAAGTCCTTCACAAACTCAAGATGGTGATAGAGAATATAGTTCAGCTAAGTTAGAATATGAATTTATTAGATCATATCCTCTTTCAATAACTTCAATGCCTGTTTCTTATGATGGGTCTTCATTATTGAAGTGTTCAGTTTCTATGACTTACGTTAGATATATTATACACAATCTTGATAAAATAAATGTATTACCTCAATCTCCAACTCAACAAGCACAGTCTAATGGAGGACTATTTCAATAACATATTTTAAAAACCCTTATATATAAATATATGACTTGTTATAAGACATTATGCCTTTACCAAAAATTGCAACCCCAACATATGAGTTGGAGTTACCCTCGACAGGACAATCGATTCAATATAGACCATTTCTAGTTAAAGAAGAAAAGGTTCTTGTAATTGCTCTTGAGAGTGAAGATAATAGACAGATCACGACTGCGATTAAAGCAGTTCTTAAAAGTTGTATTCTTACTAAAGGTGTGAAGGTTGAATCTCTTCCCACTTTTGATATTGAATATCTATTTTTAAATATTCGTGGTAAATCTGTTGGAGAAGAACTTGAAGTTAATGTAATTTGTCCTGATGATGGTGAAACCACAGTTCCAGTGACAATCAACTTAGATGAGATTGAAGTTCAAAAAGATGAAAAACATTCAAATAAAATCAAAATAGATGATAGTATTATGATGGAAATGAAGTATCCATCTCTTGATCAATTTATTAAAAATAATTTTGATTTTAGTGGTGAACCTGGAATTGATCAATCATTT